CGAGCGGCCCCGCTGTGTGACCAGCGAGGCCGCCCTGGTGGGGTCTCTCGATAGAGCATGCTCCACCGTCGAACGCGCCGCCGTAGGAGGGCGACCAACGATGCACAATTTACTTGACGAGGCACCCGCGCGCAACAGCGCCGACGTCGATCCGGTGTGGATGGTCTTGCACACTCCCTCCGGCGCTCAGCGCCGCCGCTGGGGTGAGGACATGGCCCGCATCGTCAGCGATCTGGTCAAGCATGACTGGCTGGTCTGGACAGAGCAGGCCGGCGCTGAAGTTCACGCGAAACATCGGGCATTCATGGCTCACTGAGGGGGCAGAACTATGACATGGAACGACGAACGGACAGAGAAGTGCCGGGCGCTATGGCAAAGAGGTCTCCCGGCCAGTCAGATTGCCGACATTCTCGGGGATGTCTCCCGCAACGCGGTGATTGGCAAGGTGCACCGCCTCGGGCTCTCCGGCCGGGCCGATCGCAAAGATGCTGGCAATTTGAGCCGACGGCGAGCACGGCCGCGCAAGCTAGCTCTCGCGCCGCGCCCAACCGAGCCGAAACCCGTTAAACGCATCCGCTCTGCTCTTACTGGCATCCCTGCCGGCATCCCTTGGGAGCCTGCGGAGATGCCGTCTCCGACTGCATTTGACGACGAACGCAGGGCTTCCGGCCTGGTTCACCTGCTCGACCTCGAGCCCGATCAGTGCCGATATTCGATCGGCTATGACGACCGGCTGGGACACGGGTTCTGTGGCTGCCAGTCGGTCTCCGGCCTGCCCTACTGCGAGCACCACGCCGCCCGCGTCTACACGTCAGCTTATCTGGCCGATCTGAGGCCGCTGCGGACATTTGCGGGCGTTTCGACTGTGATCCTCGGCGAGACGCACGCGCACGCCAACGTCAGCGAATTTCTCGAGCCAGCCTGAAAGGCAAACGGCCCGCCGGGCAAAGGCGGGCCGCTCAGAGGGCGTCGATCTAGCAAGAGGCGAGAAAACATATGCCGCGATTTGCCGAAGAGAGCAAGACCCCCATGTCGAACCCGGCCAAGGTTTTGCTTGCCTACATGCGCCTGTCCGGCCAATGGGACAGCCGCGCTTTGGCTGCCGAGTTTGATGTGCCATTGCGCACGATCCAGCGCTGGAAGATGGAATGCGCCGCCAGCGCCACTGACGCCACTGGCGCCATATCTGGCGTTCCGTTGGTACACGAACATAACGCCACTCGCGCCACTGACGCCACGGATGGCGCGCCACGAACGCCAGATCTGGCGTTGGCACGGGACTTGCAACGCGCGCAGGCGACTAAGGCATCACTACGTGATACTTCTTCTAATATTCATTTCCATCCTTCCTTCCGTCCAGACGCGCGCGAACGCGAGTCGGAGGCGCCAGCGGACGGAAGGCCGGCTTCGTTCAACGATGCCACGGAGTCGATGATCGCTGACGTGCTCAAGTTCATGGGGCCGACAGCGTCGCGCCAGAACGCAGAAAAGTGGCTGAGCGGTACGCTGTCGGTCTACGGCACCGACCGGACAACACGGGCCTGGACAGCGCTGGTTGCCAAGCAGGCCCGCAACGAGCCCGTCAGCCAGCCGCTGGCTCTGTGGGCCAAGACGGCTGGCGGTTTAAAGCCGCAAGCCGTGGGTCCGAAGGGCGCTGACCCGACCACGTTCCACATCGTCTCGCCGTCCACCGTCCGCTTCGCCAAGCCGCGCGAGGAGGTGGGCCATGCTTGACCGCCTCACCGAGCGGCGCGTTCCGCACAACATCGAAGCCGAGCAGGCCTTGCTGGGCGCGATCCTGATCGACAACGGCGCGATTGACCGTCTCGGCAGCTTGGAGCCCGGCGACTTTTACGAGCCCTTGCACGCCCACCTGTTCGCGATTGCGACGGCCATGCGCGGCGAGGGCACGCCCATCACGCCCGTGACGCTGGCCCAGCACGTGGCCGAATGGCCGGCGATTGCCGACAACCTCAGCGCCCGACAGTACGTCGCCCGGATGATGGTCGAAGCGCCGTCGATCCAGTCGGCCCCTGCCTACGCCGAGACCATCCGCGAGCAAGCCGCCCGCCGGCAGCTCATGGGCCTAGCTGATGATCTCGTGGTGGCGTCGCTCAATGCCGAGGCCACGGTCAGTCAGATCGCATCGTCAGCGGTGACCGCGCTCGATCACGTGCTGAGCATCAGCCGGCCCAACGGCCGCAAGGCGGTGCCGCTCGGCCAAGCCATGGCGGACGTGCTTGACATGGTGTCGAACGACGACGGCCGCAGCCGCATTCCCACCGGCATGACAGATCTCGACAAGGCCTTGTCGGGCGGCTGGCGGCGCAAGCAATACGCGATCATCGCTGGTCGCCCCAGCATGGGCAAAACGACGATTGCGACCTCGGCCATGCTGCGCACGGCGCGGGCTGGCCACGGGGTGATGTTCCTGTCACTGGAGATGCCCACCGAGCAGGTGGCGGCGCGGGCGTTGACCGATCTCGCTTACACGAGCACGCAGCGCATTGCCTACAACGCGCTGATCTCCAACAACGTCAACGAGCATCAGTTTCGCATGATCATGGATGCCAGCCGGCAGTTCCGGCAGCTCCCATTGGTCATCGATGACGAACGCGGCCTAACCATCGCGGAAATCGGCGCCCGCATCCGAGCCCAACAGCAGCGCTTCCACAAGGCCGGCATCGATCTTGGTCTCGTGGTGATCGACCATCTCGGCTTTATCCGCGCATCCGAGCGCTATCGCGGCAACCGGGTGCACGAGGTGACGGAGATTAGCGCCGGTCTGGGCCAGATTGCCAAGGATCTAGACATTGCGCTCGTGGTGCTGTCGCAGCTCAATCGCGGCACCGAAGGCCGCGAGAACAAGCGCCCGACGCTGGCCGATCTTCGCGACAGCGGCTCGCTAGAGCAGGACGCCGACGTGGTGATCTTCACTTTCCGCGAGGCTTATTACCTCGAGCGTATGCGCTGCGACGAGGGCAGCCAGCAGGAGCTTCAGCGACAGACAGAACTGGAAGCCTGCCGCAACACGATGGAGTTGCTGGTTTCGAAAAACCGGAACGGCCCAACGACGACGGTGCCGCTCTACTGCGACATGGGCTCCAACGCGGTGAGGGATCTCGGATGACCATCGCAACCCACTGGCACAAGCGCGTCCCGGCCGACATGGCCGCCGACTACATCGCCCAAGGATGGGTAGAGCACGAGCGGGAAGGACGCATCGTCACGCTGATATGGCCGCACGAGGGGGCACCGCCATGACAATCACCGACAGGCTCGACCTATGCAAAACTTTGACGCTGCTGAAGTCCTACAAGCCCCGCAAGCGCCGGGCTCGCCGCAGGTTCAGAACGCAGCGCCGGACGATCGTGGCCAGGCTGAAGAATGGCTCTGCTACGTCACATTCGAGGATGTGACCGAGTACGAGGCCAAGGGCTGGCGGGTCTCCGGTCCGCTCGGCGGCAATCATGGGCACTATAGCATTCTGATGATCTGGGAGGGGCAAGGTGAGCCGGGTTGAACGCATAGGCGACGCGACGCTGTACCTGGGGGATTGCCGGGAAATCCTGCCGACGTTGAAGCAGGTAGACCACGTTATCAGTGACCCGCCCTATGGCGACGCGGACACGCACGCGGGGCATTTGTCTAGCGTCATGCTGCGTAATGGAGAGCCTGCCGGGCAGGCTCTCGGTTTTGCCGGCATCTCAAGTGCCGACTTGCTGGAAATGGCGTCGCAATGGGTGTCCATTGCGCGGCGGTGGGTTGTGTTTTCATGCGAGTGGAAGCACGTTGCCAACCTGGACGAGGCCGGGTTGCTTGTGCGGTTTGGCATTTGGCGCAAACCTGACGGGGCTCCGCAATTTACAGGGGACCGTCCGGGAATGGGCTGGGAGGCCGTTGCCATCTGCCACCGGCCAGGGCGCAAGAAATGGAACGGCGGCGGTTCTCACGCTTTCTGGAGCGTTCCTAAAGCCGGTCAGTTCGGGCACCCCACAGAAAAGCCGGTTGCTCTGTTTTCTGCCTGGGTGCGCGACTTCACAAACCACGGCGAAACCGTCCTCGACCCCTTCATGGGCTCCGGCACCACAGGCGTTGCCTGCGCCAAGCTGGGCCGCCGGTTTATCGGGATCGAGATCGAGGAACGCTACTTCGACATCGCTTGCCGTCGCATTGAGGCCGCGTACCGCCAACCGGACCTGTTCATCCAACCGCCGTCACCGGCACCCGTGCAACAGACACTAGACCTGGGGGCAGCATGACCACCAACACCAACGTTCGCGAGTTTGCCGGGCAGCTTGCCGACATCTACGAGCGGGCTGCCGACCTTAAATGCGAGGAACGGGCTCTAATCGACGCCGCGAAAGAGGCCGGCATCAACACCCGAGCACTCAAGAAGGTCGCCAAGGAGCTCGGCGCCGACAGCAAGAAGCTAGCGCAGAAGTTGGCTGACGAGGAACAGCTCGACCTGTTCCGGTCGCAAGTTGGGTTGCTGAGGCTTAAGGGCCTCGAGGGCCGACAGATGGAGGCAGCATGAGCGTCCGCATCATCAACGCCGACGTGGTGGACGGGCTTGGCCAACTGGCTGACGAAAGCGTGCACTGCGTGGTTACCTCGCCGCCATATTGGGGGCTTCGGGACTACGGCGCGTCGGGCCAGATCGGCCTCGAGCCTACCCTGGCCGAGCACATCGCCAAGTTGGTCGAGGTGTTCCGCGAGGTGCGCCGGGTGCTGCGCAAGGATGGCACGCTCTGGCTCAACTACGGGGATGGGTACAACAGCAATCAGGGAAGCGGGTTTGACCTGAACAAGCTGAATAAAGGGATTGATACCAGCACAGAACGTGCGCGGTCGTCTGCCTCGCCAAAGCTAAAGTCGCCTCTCAAGCCCAAAGACCTCTTGATGATGCCTGAGCGTCTGGCCATCGCGCTGCAGGAGGATGGCTGGTACGTGCGAAGCCGGATCATCTGGGCGAAGCCAAATCCCATGCCGGAGAGCGTCACCGATCGACCCACCAAGAGCCACGAGCACATCTGGCTGATGAGCAAGGCGCCAAGATACTACTACGACGCGGAGGCGATACGGGAGCCGCAAAGCGAAGGAACGCACGAGCGTTTCGGGAAAAATCCCGCACCATCGACAAGGCGAAAGCTGGCAGAGCCGGGCAGTGGCACAAAAAACAACAGCAGTTTTGATGCTGCTATGGTGTCCATGATTTCTGCAGACGGCGCTCGCAACGCCCGCGACGTGTGGACCATCGCCACGTCATCGTTCCCCGAGGCGCACTTTGCGACCTTTCCCCCGGAGCTTGCTGAGCGCTGTATCAAGGCAGGCTGCCCGAAGGATGGCACCGTGCTTGACCCGTTCGGCGGCTCCGGCACAACCGGCCTTGTCGCCGATCGTCTCCAGCGCTCGGCCATTTTGATCGAACTAAACCCGACCTATGCCGCGATGGCGACCCGTCGCATCACCAACGATTGCCCGCTGTTCATGGAGGCTGCCGAATGACCAATTCCGACCTTCGCCAACGGGCCGAGCACATTGGCCGGCTCATGGACCAGCGCGACGACATCACCGACGACATCAAGGGCGCATTCGAGGCCGCGAAGAGCGTTGGGTTCAACTCTGCGGCACTGCGCAAGGCAATCGCCATTGCCCGCATGGACGCCACGAAGCGCGCGAAGCACGACAGCGCTCAAATGGATCTGGAGCTCTACCTCGCGGAGCTCGAGGGCCGACAGATGGAGGCCGCAGCATGACATTTGATGTTGAATTTGTCGTTGAGCTGACGCTCAAAGGGGCCTTGGCAAAAAGGCTGCTTCAGCACGCCGAGGCCAGCTGCAGGGAACCGGCCGAGATGTTGGCTGATGCGATCGAAACACTGTTGGTTGATGATCTCATCGAAATTCTGGAGCTGACAACGGCGCGCGATGTGCGCGCACAGCGCGTGAGAACATCATGAGCCAGAGAGACAGCGGATAGAGTCGAGAAGGCCGCGAGCTGGAGGTCGCAGCATGAAGCTCAAGGGCACGAAGGTGAACGGCACCGTCAAGGATGGAAAGTTTATCAAAGCCGACACTGGCGCCCGTCATCCCGTGGTGAAGGCCCGCCGCCAGCGGAACAAGGGCAAGGTCACAGGAGTGAAGCCGGCCAAGTAAGCCTGACTGTGTGCGCGTCCCCGAAGGGGAGACATCATGAGCATTGAACAAGATCTAGTAGCTCGCTACGGCCAGGACGTGCTGAAGGTGAAGCGGCAGCCGCGGATTCCTCCGCGCGTGGCCAAGCCCAAGCATAGGCTTGTCGTCGAGCCCACGCGCAAAGCGCAACTCGTCAAGGAACTGCGGCGCAACGGCTCCAAGGCCACGATCTGCCGTCACAGAGAAACGCGCGAGACCACGACACATCTTGTGATGACCAATTGTCTGCCAGCGTTCACGAAGCACGCCAAACGCGTAGTGACTGAGCTGCCGTGTGCGCAGATCTTAAGGTTGTTCGGCCAGCGCGCGCTTAAGCCCGCCAGCGCCAACCCTTACACGATCGGCCAGTCCGTCATGTACGGCGAGATCCCTGGCGTGGTAGCCGGAACCAATGGCGACGTGTGCGTGATCGCGGTCACAATGCTCGGCAAGCAACATCTGCGCCCGCTTCACTACGACCGCCTACGCCCTGGTTGACATGATGGCCAAATCGCGGCATAGGGCGTGTATGGATGACTGCGGCTCGTCATAAGTCCGCAGACCCAGCTCCGGCACATAGCCGTTGAGCCCCAATCCAGAAATGCGCCTTTAGCGCTACGCCACACACCCACTCGATACGCGGCACGGGCAATCAATGCCACGGGCCGCGTTCGCGCACCACCCAGCGGAGGACAAGATGCGGAAATTGCCGATGCTTGCCGCCGCTCTGGCAATCGTTGCCACCCCGGCAACTGCGGACGGTTTGAGCCGCTGTTATGTGGAGGCCGGGCTCGCCGGCACGTTTCTGGCTGCAGGGGATCGCCACGCACAGGGATCTGTCGGCGGCGGCTGTGACCTCACGCTCAACCGGAACATCTTCGTCGGCGCCAACCTTCGAGCCGACTTGGGCGACAGCAGCGCCGCCATCGTCAGCGCTCGTCTGGGGCTCAACGTCAACCCGCACTTGGCCATCTACGGCATCGCCGGATGGGCATCGCCGGAACTCAGAATTGACCGCAAGAGTGGTCAATTCATCATCGGCGCGGGTGCTGAAACTGCCGTGGGTGCAGTTCGGGGCCTATCCATGTTTGCTGAGGCCACTACGGCCGCCGCCAAGGTGGGCGCCGCGACCACTGACGACGTGACCACGCGCGCTGGCCTGCGGTGGCGCTTCTGATGCTTGAGTTCACCCAGCTCGTGCAAGCTCTGGACGATTCCGTGTCCGACGACACCGAGGCCGCGATCGTCATCACCGCAGCCGAGAACAGCGTTATTGTCCGGGCGTTTGGTTCGACCGAGGCGATCATTGACGCGCTGCACGCGGCGCTGTCTGAAATCACCTCGAGCCATCGCCCGCGCGATCTGCGGCCCAATTAGTGCTCTGCGTCTAAGTCGGAGCAATCAAGAATGTGGCAGTTCCTTCGCACCCGATCGCTCGCCCAGCTCGCCGGCATTGCCATGGTCGTGGCTGGCGTGCTGGCGTTTGTGTATCAGGCGACCAAGAACGCCGTCGTCGCCTCTCGCTATTCCGAAGGCTGGATGGCCTACGTTGACGCCGCCGGGGGCGCCGCCGTCGAGCTGTTCGTTGCTGCTGCCGCAATCGGCATCATCTCGCTGAGCCATAGGGGCAAGGTCCAGTCTCGCCGCGCGCTCGCTGGTCTGATGGCGCTGTGCGTGGTGTTCGGCATCTTCGCCGCGTCACAGCAGATCAACG